ATAATTGGAATGACATAGAACACGAAAACTATACAAATGTTTCAGACTATTTAAAACGTAAATTACCAAAATGGAATAAACTTGCAGCAAGTCAAAAAATACATTCTTTTTTAATTTGCCACGCTAAAAATCCAGTTGGTATAAAAAACGGAGAATTGCCAAAAGCACCTACGCCATACGAAATTGATGGTGGTGCAGCTTGGATTCAAAAAGCATACAATATGATTTGTATAAACCGTGAATACGAAGAGATTAATGGTAGAGTACAATTAGGAAATGAAGTTGATATAATTATCCAAAAGGTAAAACCAAGGATAGTTGGTAATACAGGTATATGTAAACTTGACTACGATTGGGTTAAAAAATGTTATAGTGAAACTGTTAACGGAATAATAAATACAATTGATACTGGATTTAAAGAAAAATACAAAGCACCTACAAAAGCTATTCAATCAATTATAAATTTAGAAAATACATTTAATTCCACACCATTTTAAATATGAACGAATTAAAAAAATTTCAAGACGAACAAGAGGAGTTAAATAAACTTCGGACTAATGACTATAAGAAGTTAAGAATTATTATGGATGAGTATTGTGGATTCACAAATCTTGTATCTCGTAAAGAATCAAACTATATTAATTTATGGGCTATTAATGCGTTTATAGAAGACTTTGAGAGTAAAGTAATAGTTTCTATAGGAGAAAGAAAAATAACTGCACAGAAACACCTTGAAACACTTTATGCAATTCAATGTCAATATGGCAAATACCATTTTGAATCAATAATTTATAGAGAAAAAGTTAGAGAATTAGAAACAAATCAAATTGCTTTTTTAGAAATGATAAAAAAATTACAAAAAGAAAATCAATTACTAAATAATTTACAAAAATTTTAAAATTAAATAATACTTTTGCAAAAAAATATGAAAATACAAAAAATAAGAAACGTTAAAACACCAAATAGAGGTACTAAGTTTTCAGCAGGAATTGACTTTTATGTTCCAGAAGATTTTAAAGAACAAATAATTACATTAGGAGAAAGTGTATTAATACCTTCTGGTATAAAGGCATTTATTCCTAATGGTTTTATGCTATTAGCTTTAAATAAAAGTGGAGTATCTACAAAACTAGGATTACAAGTAGGAGCTCAAGTAGTAGACGAAGATTACGAAGGTGAAATACATTTACATGTAACTAAAATAACAAATGGTTCTGTAAATATAATTCCAGGTATGAAATTAGTACAATTAGTGTTAGTTCCTGTTAATTATCAAGACATAGAATTAGTAGAATTTTTACAACCAACAAATACTGAAAGAGGAGATAAAGGCTTTGGAAGTACTGGAAATAAATAAAAAAAAACAAGACAAGTTAGATAAAGTTTTTATAGAAATAGTAAAACAAATAGCAACACTTTCTTACTGTGTTAGGGCAAAGGTAGGAGCAGTTTTAGTTAAGTCTGGTAATATAATAAGCTTTGGTTATAATGGAACTCCTAGCGGCATGGAAAACTGTTGTGAATATGAATTAAATAACGAGTTAATTACTAAGCAAGAAGTATTACATGCAGAGTCTAATTGCATCTTAAAAGCAGCTAAAATGGGTTTATGTACTGACAATTGCACTATGTACTTAACTTTGTCTCCTTGCAAAGACTGTTCTAAACTTATATTGCAAGCAGGAATTAAAAGAGTAGTGTACTTAGAATTATTTTATAAAGATAATGGCAGTGTAGATTTTTTAAAACAATTTATAAAAGTAGAAAAATATGAAATATAATAACGCAACAGAAGCTTTTGAGTCTATTTATAAAAAAATAATAATAGAAGGAGAAGATTATGCAGGAACTAAAGCAATATTTAATGAATCTTTTAGTTTGTTAAATGTAAAAGATAAAATAATAACTACAAATGAAAGAAAGTTTAATGTACAATATGCTGACTTAGAATGGAATTGGTATTTAAAAGGCAATAGAGATGCTAAAGAAATAAGTGAAGTTGCTAAAATATGGAAAAAAATGATAGTTCCAGGTACAACAGAAGTTAATAGTAATTATGGTTACTTTTGGAATTATAACAACCAGTTAGATAGAATTGTAAAAGAAATAAAAGAAAACAAAGAAACTAGAAGGGCAATAGTAGTTCATTATGACATTAACGAATTAGACAGATACAAGTATGACACTCCATGCAATAATGTTTTAAATTTTTATATAAAAGATAATAAATTAGAATTAACAATATTTGCAAGGTCGATAGACTTAGTATTTGGTTTTAGTAATGACCAGTATACTTTTGCTAAGTTAATGGAAAAAATGTCTTTACAAACAGGGTATGACATTGGTTCTATGAATTGGATGATAACAAACTTACATATTTATCCTAGACATTATGAGTTAATTAAAGAATAAATATTGTTATAAATTTGTTTATAATTTAAAAAACAATAGATTTATTTTTGCAATGCTTTAATAGCATTAATTTGGAAAGACTTGAAATAGTAAACGAAATTATAAATAACCCTGCATATCTTGATACTTGTAAAAGAATTGATTATAATTATGCAGACGATATTTACCAAGAAGTAATTGAACAGATATTAACTATTCCTGCTGAACGATTACCCACATTAAATTATTTACAGTTCTGGTATTATTGTGTTGCAAAAAACATTATTTCACGTAATGGAAAGTTAGGAAAACTATTTAGTAAAGAAATTCCAATGGATGAATTTATGGAAAGTGAATCCGAAAGAATTATTGATGATTCAGACCTTGACTTTAAGAAAATAGAAAACTTTATGTTGGGTTGTACGGAGTTTGAAAATAGAATAGTGTTACTATATGCAGAACATAAATCAATGCGCAAAATAAGTAAAATAACTGGTATAAGTTATTCAGCATTGAGGTCAGTAAAAGAAAAAATAAAAAAATTTGCAAATGAAAATACTTGTAATAATACCGAGTTATCCTAACATAAGCGGTGTCGATTATCACCGACTATTGCAACCACATAAACGCATGGCAGAAATGTTTAAAGAGAGTGTGGATATGTACCAAATTAATGAGATAGATAGCGCAACAATTGAGTTTCTTCAAGGCTTTGATTTAATTATAGCTAACCGATTTATAAGCAGAGTAAATGGTAACGATGTAATAAGAAAGCTAAAAGATGCAAACGTGCCTTATGTATTAGATATTGATGATGATTATAGGTTACCTAATTGGCATATTCTACAAGCAGCAGCAAAGCAAGAAAACCACGCAGCTAAAATACTTCAGGCACTACATTATGCCAAAGCAATAACCACAACACATGAATACTTATCAGGAACTTTAAAGTATGAAGCAAGTCAACCAAATGCTTTTGAAATACCAAATGCAATTAATCCTGAAGAAGACCAGTATAAGTTTGCAAAAAGAGAACTTGACATAGTAAAATTCGGTTGGAGTGGATCAATAACACACTTTGAAGATGTACTACTAATGCACGATGGTTTATATTCACTTTACACTCAAGATAGATTAAAAGATAAATTCCAAGTAATTTATGGTGGTTATAGTAATTACGATGACACATCAATGGCAATAGCAGGAGTTTTAAGTTGTAAAGGTAAAGCAAGTGAATCACAATTTGCAACCTACCCAAGCACCAGTATAAACGAGTACGCAAAGTTTTATGATACAATAGATGTAAGTTTAATACCTTTACGAGATAACCGATTTAACAGGCTAAAATCAAACCTAAAACTAATTGAAAGTGGATTTAAAAAGAAGGCATGCATAGTATCAAATGTTCATCCGTATGAACCAATGTTAAATCATGGTAAGAACTGTCTTGTAGTAAAGCATAAAAACGATTGGTATAAGCACATGGTAAAATTAATAGAGAACCCTGCAATAATTGAAGATTTAAGCGAGCAATTATATTTAGATGTTCAAGTTCAACACATTGATAGAATAGCTGAATCAAGATACAAAGCATATAAACAAATAATAAAATTATGATAGATAAAATATTTTACTGCATAGGAATAGCAATGCTTTTTACAAGCTTTTTTAGTTTAACACAATTACCAACGTGGTTAGATTTTAAGCCATTTAACTGCAACGTGTGCTTATCTTTTTGGATTTGTGTAATATCTATTCAATTTAATTTAATTGAGTACACACAAGCATTTGCAGTAGCAGGTTATGCTGCTTACTTTTCAATGATACTAAAACGAATAATGTATAAGATATGAAATTCATAAAAAATATAAGTTTAGTTAGAATTTTAAGAATAGCAATTATTATAGAAGTTATAGAATTAATTATTTATTTAATAATAAAACATTTAGACAAATAAGATATGAGAAACTTTGATGAAATATATTTTACAATGAAAAAAAAAGGCGATAACCGATTCAGCCTTTTAGAATTATTAAAAATATTTGATAACGAAACAAGTTGGGTAGGTACAAGCCAACAACTATTAGAAATCAAATCATTGAGCCATGAAGTTACAGGAATAAGAAGTGGTGATTGTTCTGCTTGTAATTTAGATGCAGTTAAAAATATGGTTAGGTGGGTAAAATTAAACGAACCTAATATAAAAATTAAGAAGTAATATGTGTGCAATGATATCTATGGCTGTGCATGACACAGTAGAAAACAAAAGAAGTAAATATACTAAACAAACACTTGAAAGTTTATTTGATACAGTAGATTTTAGTAACCATAGGTTAATAATAGTTGACAACAATTCATGCGAAGAAACTAAAAAAATAATTAGTGAACTTTTAAAATATGTATATAAAAATATTCATGTAATAACCAACACCGAAAACGTAGGAACTGCAAAAGCAATTAACCAAGCATGGGCATATCGTAAACCAAACGAAGTAGTAATTAAAATGGATAACGATGTTGTAATAAACAACTATGGTTGGGTAGAAGAAATGGAACTTGCAATGAAACTTGGTGGCTATGGAATATTAGGTTTAAAACGTAAAGACTTAATGCAGTCGCCAAATGCAAACAACCATTGGAAAACTGAACTTAAAATGCTACCACACGAGAAAGGCGATAACTGGGTAGTAGTAGAAGAGAGCGCAGACATAATGGGAACAGTGCAAATGTTTCACCCTGAACTAATAAATAAAATGGGTGGATTAATGCAAGCAGGAGTATATG